AACTGATGGATCACGAAGAATTAGAGTTTGATAGACCCTAGTCTCTGCTTCAAGAAATTGTCTAGCCCATACACATGGATCTTTAGCTATGTGTATTTGCCTTTGTTGTTCAGCTGAAATTCCTAAATCCATTAATTCAAGATCTAATTCAAATGGCTCATCAACCAAAAGTGCTAGTTCTCTATTTGTTAATGGTCTTTCCATAATTGGTTCACCGCTAGCCCAATTAAGATGATTTAATTTATTTTTAAATACCCATTCAATTCTATTTATTTGTTTGAATGTTTCAACATCTTGGTCTTTAATAATTTCAATTAAATCTTCTCTAGAAAGTTTTTCTAATGACTTTCTAAATGCTATCGTTTTACTTTGCAAGGAGTTCATAGGTTATCCAAAATGGGCTGCCATCATACTAGCTTCTGATCCAAGTAAGCTTCGTGCATTAAGCCTTGAATTTTGAATTGCCATAACACCTCTAGCTCTTGAAGTTGCTGCTACTTCGTTGTCTTTAAATCCTGTACCAAACATTGGTTTATTAATAGTTCCTTGCATTGACTTCATGGCATCTTTAGCAAAGTTTATTCCACCAACTGCCATTTTACCAATACCCTTACCTATATCATACATCAATTGGCCAGTCGATAACACGTTAAGTGGACCTAATGCTGCACCGCCAAGTCTTGCTGCGCCCATTGCTCCCATTTTTGCTGCAACTACTCTACTTCCACCAGATCTAGCGTACTGAGCTGCCATTCCCATCATCTTAGCGCCACCTTGGCCCCTATTAATAAAGTTTCCAGCGTATTTTCCTGCTGTACCAAAATCATCCATAAATTGAGCAACTCCAGCTCTTCCGCCCAATCTTCCTGCAACTCTTTTTGCAATAACTCTTTGCCCTTTGGTCATATCGCCGGCATTTAGCACTCCGTGATAAGCAGTTGTTATTCTGTTACTCAAAGATCCTCTAGTCATAGTGGAGGCAACTGCAGCAGATGGATTTGCAGCTACTGCTGCTGCATTAGTTACAGCTGCAGCATTACCGGCTGTAACTGCGCCTCTTCCAGCTGCTCTTACGCTTAATCTTAAAGCGTCATCTGTTATCATTCCGGGTGGGGCCATACTGGCCATTGCTCTTACGTTTGCTCTTGCAGATGTGGCCGCAGCGTTGACTGCTCGTCCATTCACTATTGTATTCATTGCTGGATTTGCAGCGCTTTGAACTTGGCCTATATTACTTACTATATTAGCTCTTTGGGCTTGAGCTCTAGTGAATCTTTTTAATTCTCTACCCCTTAAGGCGCTAGCTCCTCCTCTAGCTTCACCAACAGCAATTGTTTTTTCTATTCCAGAAAGTTTGTTAAGAGTATCTATTCTACCTAGTACACCACCACTAAATGCTCTATCTGTTTTTGGATCAAAATCATCTGCGATCCCCATTGCTTTTCTAAAGCCTTCATTTTTTGATAACTTTCCAGTAATAGAGTTTACTGCACCACTAAAAACTTGAAAAGGATTATAGGCTCCCTTTATATCTCCACCACCAAGTGCAGCAACGCTATTCATTCTATTTACTGCTCTTGTGTTGAAGATGTTAGTTCTACCCGGATTTGCCCTTGCTGTTTTACCAGCTGCTGATGCTCTAGCTGCTCTTCTTGACAAAAATGGTGATATATTGTGTGGACTTCTACTTGCTCCACCAAAAAATGATGACGGACCTCCTGGTTGATACATTCGACCATTTACAACTCCACCAAACTTTTTAGCTCTAGCTATTTGGCGGGCATTTCCAGGACCAGCAACGTCGTGAAAACCACCTCTAAGCATTGTATTTCCATAGCGCCTAGAGTTAATTAATGCAGCCTGCATGATTCCAGGCGTGAACATAGCAAAGTCGTAAGGACTACTTAAATCTGGTGGCTGCTGTGCACCTGGGTTCATACCCATGTCAGACATTAACCCCTCCTCTGATTATGCATACCTAGAACTATATTTCCGCTTGCATTTAATCTTTCTGCATTTAAAGCTGACTGATTATAAAATGGTGATTGAGTCATTATTTGTTGGTTGGCTCTTGCTGTCGCCACTGTACTGGAAACAGTTCCAGCCAAACCTAATCCTCCGCCAATTGCAGCTCCAATAGCAGCACCTTTTATTCCTTTGCCCATAATTTTTCGAGAGCTTACTAGAGCACCAGTTGCTGTTCTGGCGGCATCTGCTGCGGCATAGGCTTTTCCACCGACAGCAAGACCTCCCAATACTCCACCAATGACAGCAGGGTTTCTGGTGTTATTAATTGGTCCACCTCTTCCACCTAAACCATACCTTGATGGATTCATTGTTCTAGCGTAACCTGCTCCAGGTAAACCTGACCCTCCATAAATTAAAGATGGAGTTAAGTCAGTTCCTAAGACTTTTTGATCTGCTTGAGGATCACCAAAAGCAACATCCATACTAGCATCTATTGCAGCTGGAGCTACCTGATTATAAAATCCTTTTAATCCTGCCCCAACTAATAGAGCTCCTACGCCAACTTTTCCAGCTGTGCCCATACCACTAAAGCCCAAAGCTGTATCTAATATTTTTCCTGCTCGCATATTTATGCTCCGTATAAGTGATTATATTTATTTGCGCCCATTTGGGTATGGCCTATTTTGTTTCTATCTAAATTCCCTACAACTCCAGCTGTTACAAGAGGATCTCTTCTTGATGAAGTTTGCCTAGCCATTGCTTGATCTACTCTATTAAAGTCACTTATTGACATTGGACCCTCTTGTTCCAATGGCTGCTGTTCCATAACTTCATCTATTGGATCTGATTTAGCTTTCCTTGTAGCTAAATAGTAACCAGCACTTAGCGCAGCTACAGCTCCTACTGATGTATATACTCTTGGTTTAATTACTTTTAATCTTTCTAATAGATCTTGATTCCTGCCTGAACCAGCTCCCTCATATGCTGTCTTTAGTCTATCCAAGAACTTTGGCTCTTCGTTGGCTCTTCTAATTCCAGCTTGTAATAAACCTAGTTGTGAGGTTGCAGTACTTCTAGTTACCAAATCTTCTCCAACACTTGTTCCCAATCTTCTTGCCTCCCTTAGGGCATCATCAGACACTTTAGGGGCCAGTGTTACGCCTTCTTCAGAGATATTTGCAATTGAGTATTGAAAACCTTTTTGGGAAGCTACAGTATCTGAATCCACCCCTTCTGCAACAGTATTTATTACATCTGCAATACTTTGAGACCCTTCTTCTGGAAGTATTGATCCAAAACCAATTCCTGATCTTTGTATTGTTTGAGATAAACTTTCTATAGTTGTTTTACGTTGTTCTTCTCCAAACTGAACTAGAAGCCCCAAAGCTTGATCTTCAGTTTCTGCTAATCCAGCTTCAACCATAGCTTTTGGTGTTTTTATTGTTTTAAACTGTTCAGATAAAGTATCAAAAATTGATTCTGCTTCTACTAAAGCTCTTCTTTTTTCTAATGCTCCAGTTCCTCTAACCACTTCTCCACCAAGTACCAAGTTTACAGTTGGATTTAGTTCTTCAATTCTTCTAGTTGCTACAGATAATCTTACAGAATGAGACTTTAATCCAATAACCGATTCATCCAACATACTGACTCTTTGGCCTCGTGCATTTAGAGTTTGTATTTTTGGCAAAACTGAAGATGGCAGTAACAATACGCTTTCATTTGCAACTAATCTTTTTTGAGTTCCAGCGTGAAATATTCCTGTATCTCCAAAAAATTTCATTGTGTCACTTAATCTATCTGACAAGATCGAAACTCTTGCATCATCTACTGCTACGCCTAAAGCTTGCGCAATTAGTGGTTTATTTCTGGCACCTTGCGCTGATGACAGTTCTGATAAAGTAACAAATGCAGATCTAATTTCTGGGTTAATAGATGCAGAACCAATTCCAGCATCATAGACAGATTTTATATATGCCTGCCCAACATCAAGCCCTATGGCATCTAATCTTCCTCTCATTAATCCAGTTATTGAGGTGTCTATTAATCCAGTGTCTGGCATATTTGGATAACCTATGTTTGTTCTGGTAGCTGTCATTCCTGCTATAAATTGAGCCTCATTAGCGTCGTTAATTACTGGAGTTACTGCATCAATTAATGGAACTGCTGTCGTACCCCTAATTAGGGCGTTAGTCATTTCTATGTTTCCAGCTCTTATTGGACTTATTCCTGTTGAAATAACTTGAGCTTGAGCGTTTGGTAAAATTGCACTAGCTGGCAGTGCTCTCTCTCTTTGTAGAACGCGCTTTATATAAGCTGGTGCATCAAAACCAGCGGGAAGATCTTGAGGCAGAGCTTCTGGACCAGAAAAAAGCCTAAACGAACGTGCTTTTGGATCAAATTTTATAGTTCCACTTAAGCCACTCAATTCAGGGTCTGCAAACTCTGTTCCAAAATCAGCTATATCTAATTCAACTCCTCTAAGCGCATTTGTTTCCATTAAATTGTCAAACACTGATGAAGTCAATGTTCTTACATCAGCAAGATTTGTTGTCATAGTTATAGCTCTAGACGCAGGAATATTTCTTATAGCTCTCTTAACTAAGAGTGCACTTTCTGGACTAAGACCAGTTAAATCAACCCCATCCATTGAATCATTGCGCGTGATTTGTTTTAAGTTTCTAAGTACAGCTCCAGTTACTCTTGTGTCAACAACAGAAGTGTGGGCTGCCTGACTAGTTCCTAGTATCTCTAAAAGTTCTCTCTCATCTGCTGTTCCTTCTGCAAGAAGTTTTGTAAAATTTGTTGATTCAATTATATTTTCCAAGCTGTTAATAGACACAGCTTCACCAGCAACTCTTGTTCTATGTAGTGCTTGTGGAGACATCAGGCCCTGTGTGGCTATTGCTGCTTTTTGTTCAACAGAAACTGTAGCCGAAGATATAGTTGCAGCTGTTTGGTTGGCCAAGTGTTCTCTTACTAGTCCAAGAACATCAATAGCTGCTCCAGCTGCGGTCTTTGATTCAAATTGTTTTAATAGAGCGTCGCCTCCTGCATCCATAAATTCAGGAATAGATCTTAGTGTTTGAGCGTATTTTGGTATGTCAAAAGCTAATGAGTTATATCCGGCGTGAATTTCTCCGTCTGCGTTATATCTTTTTAGTTGTTTAATAAAATGATCTGCTGCCTCTTGTCTTCCTGATTCTGTTGTTACGTCAAAGACTCTGTGTATATTAGACGCATCGCCAGCTTCCCTGGCTATTGTTCCAGTAGCAAAATCTGCAATTCTATTTAGGTCACGAGGATCAGTTGAAGGAAGACCTTTTAAACTTGGAGTTATTATTGATACTGTGGGTTCTTGCCCATACCCAGGGACTCTTCTCAAAGATACGCCATCTAAAGAGCCCCTACTTACTTTATACTTTTCTGATCCCTGTGATCTCATCAAAGATGAGTTAGTTACATCATCTGTTTCTAAGTCCGAAAAATTTACAACAGTACCATCTGGTAAATCATCCAAAGTTAAGCGCCCACCTCTTTCAACATTTGCCCTTAACGTTTTGGTCGCAGGAAGATTACTCATGCCTATTCTGAATGATTGACTTGGAGTTGTATTTTTTCCTACTGCTGCGTTTGGATCAATTGAAAATGTTGCACCCTGAAGGATATCTAACATTGGTTCGTATCCTTCAGCTGTTGATACTATATATCTAGACGTAACTCTTGCTGGGTTTGTTGAAGGCGTATATAAGCCGGGCAACCCGGCGTTAGTTATTAATTCTCTTGTTTTTAATACTCTAGTATTAAATATTTCCCTTAGTTGATCTCGTGCTTTTGTACTGCTTATAAGCTGTAAGTTTATTGGGGCATCTTCTGACAGTGCTGCTTCTAGTACAGATTTTCTTGCTGCAGTTTGATTTATGCCTTCTCTAAGTTCTTTGGTGATTGCTAGTCTATATTCTCTTTCAAATTCAGAATATGCCAACAATTGATCATCTACAGAACCAAATACACTTCTGTAACCCTGATGACTTGCTGTTAATGGAGCTTCAAGATTTCTTCCGATTGCGTCAATTGTTCTTGCGCGAGTATCTGACCCTAAACCAAATACATCTTCTCCCAAATTAGCAAACATGTCATACAGGTTTTTAAATGGGCCTGCTACTGTTTCATCAGCTTCTATCATTTTTGGCCCGACTACACTACCAACGCCCAGACCCTTATAACCAAATGCTGCCCTATCGCGCCTAGCTTTAGCTGCTGCACTAGCTCTCTGTGCTGCACTTCTGCCGTTGCGCCTGTTTACCATGTTTTATTCCTTACTTTTCTTCAATTACCTCAGAGTCTATGATGTAATCATCGAGTTCTGATGTTCCTAATTTTTGCTTTAGAAGCTTTTCTCTTTGACTCTCTACAGCTTGAACTCTTCCAATGATGTCAGATATTGCTTGTGCGGTATCAAGTTGAACTTGTCCAACTTTAGCCTTAGCTTCTCTGGTGGCTAATAGTTGATTTCTTAAATCTTTTCTTCTCTTGTGAAGCTTATCTTCTAACTCAACAGCTAAATGTAATTCTTTCTTAAGGATTGGTTGACCATCTCTGTCAATTCCAATTATATTTTCTTGAATAAAATGCTCTTTTGCAAGTAGTTTTGTTTTGCGCAGATATTGAACTTCTTGATCTACTAAATCTCTAACCATTGAAACTTCTACTAAGTTATTTGGATTAACATCTAGTTGTTCTAAATACTCTGCGGTGAATTGGGCAACCATTGACATTTCGATTGGGCATGGTTTGTTTTTGGGAGCAAGGTTTTCTTTCATTAATGGGCATGTCGAAGCAAAGATGCATCTTTCAGCTTCGCAATTCATTGGTATAGAAGAAAACATTGCACTTCTAGTTTTTTGCGGCCTAATTAAATCTACTGCTTTTTCTTTTTGATCATCAGTCCAATGATCTGGAAAAAACAAGTCTGGTCTCAAAGACTCAAATTGTTTCATGAAATTATTCTTATTATCTGGCTTTTCTAATTCTGACATTTTTCACCGATCTAAGGGTATTCTGACAATATTTCATTTAAACTTTTTTGCAGCTTACTTATAATTTCAGCATTAGTTCCTGCGTTAGTTATTAATCCGACTTCTCTCATTTCGTCTGGAGTTAAAGAAGAATTAATAAGATACCTTGCACCTTTGCATAAATCGCAATAAATTTCTTTTTCTTCCATTGAACATATACAAGGATCTATAATAGAAAAGGCTTCAAGAGCTTTGGCTATTTCATACCATTTGTTTTTAAACAACTTTTTAGTTTGCTCTTTATAGGCTCTTAGTTTTTGTTGATCACTCGATAAAAGAGTTCCCATATCTAATGATTGCTTCATCAACTCCATTATGGTTCTATAAAGAAA